ACTATGTTTATCAATCTATTTGACGTTGTCGAGGACAATAGTGTACAATCTACGAACACAGGCGATCACGGTGAAGATTTCACTGATGACGAAATTGATAAACTTGAACAACTCGAAGAAACAGTAGTAAATGACGCTACCTGATGAACGCTATCGTGCTGTAGTACAAACAGCCAAATTTCTGCAGGCATTATCTTATTCTAGTGAGACTAAGCGTGTTCCATTAGCAATACGCCAGCAAGCTAGAGCTTTACTTAGACATTATCCCAGCGATTGGGATATGCGACGTGCAGCTGATAGATCCCCAGATATATTCCAAGAACGTATGGAAGAAGTAACTAGACTTTTTAAACAATACGAACAAAGTAAAAATGAATCCAACTAGTATCGTAATAGGTATGGGCATTGGCTCTCTATACAAATCTGTACTAAAAGAATTAGGTCACGACGTTGTTACTGTAGATAGTGACATAGCCAAAAATGCAGATTTTCCTTCTGTAGTTCCAGCCATATTTTCCTATAAACATTTTGACACAGCTCATATCTGTACTCCTAATTTTACTCATCATTTATTAACTGAAACCATAGCACCAAATAGTAAAATCGTTTTCATTGAAAAACCTGGTCTTAAAACTAGTGCTGAATGGCAGACCGTATTAAGTGGCCATAAAAGTCGTAGAATAATGATGGTTAAAAATAACATGTGGCGGGATGAAATACCCATGCTACAAGAATTGGCCTCCAGGGCTAAAAGAATTAATATTAATTGGATTAATAAAAATCGAGTTCCAAGTCCCGGAACCTGGTTCACAAATAAAAAATATGCATTTGGTGGGGTCAGTAGAGACTTAATGCCACACTTGCTTAGTATTTTTATTGCACTAAACCCACAACAATATAAAACTGCCAATGAAATTAGCAGGAATTCATTACGTAAATGGCAATTACAGGATTTACTGGATACAGAATATGGTGTGGTAAATGCTAACGGTACGTATGATGTAGATGATTATTGCTCAATTGTTTTTGATGATTATACTAAAAGTTGGCATCTAACAGCAGATTGGAAAGATGGCAATAACGATCAACGTAATATAGAGTTCATAATGTCCGATGGCAGTGTTGAAACATTTGAATTAGGTCTTTGTCCAGAATCAGCTTATAAAAATATGATTAGGGAAGCAAAAACTAACCTAAATAATAGTGCATGGTGGAAGGAACAATATGAACAAGATTATTGGATACATTCACAGGTAGAGAAATTTTGAGAACAAGACTATTAGCCACAGATGGCAAGGGCAAATTTGTAGAAACGCTTTGGGAAAAACCACAGCATACTAGTAATGACATCAGTGTTAAAGCTCTTATTACTGGAGTATGCCGAAGTGACATTGATATGATGCAAGGTAATTTTGGACCATTACCATTACATATGCAAGGCCACGAAGGTTTAGCCAAAGTTTGTGAAGTAGGTTCAGAAGTTTTAAATGTTAAAGTAGGTGACATTGTTGCTACTAGAGGAGAACCTGCTTATGCAGATTACTATAATGTTCGCAATGGTGAATTTGTAGTAGTGCCATCAGCAGAACCCAAATATATTTTAGAACCTGTTGCCTGTGGGATTAACTTAATTAATCAAGCAAAAGATCAAATTGAAAAACGTCAAGGGGCTAATGCTCGTATGCTGATATTAGGCAGTGGATTCTTAGCCTGGGTTGCTTTTCATACTATGAGATTGAATGGGTATTTTTATCATGTAGATGTAATAGGATCAAATAACAAGGATCTCTGGGGAGATATTCTTAAATCCAAAACAGAAGCAAATTATGATGTAGTCATAGATTTAAGTGATAAGACTGATGTATTCGATAAAGATATTTTAAGAGAAAATGCGTTAATTATATTTGGTAGTCAAAAAACAGTCACTACGGATTTCAGTAACTTACTTTGGAAAGCCTGCACTATGGTTTTTCCTAGTCCCCGTAATCCAGAATTTATTGATTGTATGCATTTTGCTAAACATTGGATAGAAAACGGTTATATTAATGTTGACTCTTTTTGGACAAGAAGTTATAATCGTGATACAGAATGGCAACAGGCATTCGAAGATGGCATAAACAGGCCCCAAGGCTACAGCAGAGGTTATATCAAATGGGATTGAATACTGAACAAAGACAAGGTGTTGTGTACTTTACAGGTTATGAAGTAGAGCATACTGTTACACACGGTATGTATACTTTATTTGTAGTAGGCACACCTCCATTAGAAGAAATTCTGTCAAAGGCAGTACTGGCAGGAGTACAACAAATTTACTTTGGTACTAGTCAAAGTTTTAATCCCACCACTTACGACGAGTGGAAAATATGGAATGACAGAATACAAGGATGCCTAGACGCAGGTTATTGGGTATGTCTAGACTTTGATGTTAAGTATGCTGAAGAAATTCACGAAGATGGCTGGTGTGAAAATCGTAAATTCATTCCGATGATCAGTGTAAAAATTCCATATATAAGTCTTTATAACTATAATACAACACTAAAAATTGATGATCGTACTTGGGGTGCTACTAATCCCGGTGTATGGACTCATCATCTACCAAAACTAATGTCTAAAGAAAATTATACGCACTGGGATCAATATACACAGGACACCCAAATCAAATGAAAAATAAATTAAAACTATTTTTAGATTGGGCACTACCTATTTTATGTCTATTCAATATGTTTATCTATTGGGGGCATGATAACACGTTCGCAGCCTGGGTAGTTGCCTTTGCAGGCTGGAGTTCTAACTTAATTTCAAGATATAAAAATGATAACAATCCGACAGGACATTCGTCCACATAAAATGATTTGGGTTACCTTCCGTAAAGAAGGTATTCACAAATATCCCGCGGCCGCAACTGACCCTAACTTAGCAACAGGAGATGAATATGATGTTTCGTTTTTGGCTAATCCTCATCGCCATATTTTCCATTTTAGGGTTTGGCTTAGTGTCACCCACAATGACAGAGATGTGGAATTTATACAATTCAAGCGATGGCTCGAAAAACTGTATTCTAGCAACCAAGGTGTATTGTCGCTAGACTATAAAAGTTGTGAGATGATGAGCGATGATTTATATGCTCAGATTCACGCAAAGTATCCAGACCGTGAGGTTTGGATTGAGGTCTCCGAAGACGGAGAAAATGGTTCGTTTATCAAGTATTAAAACTAAGAGGAAGAAGCTAAATGGCTCGTAATTACAAGGACTATCATTATTTCGCTAACCGTCCTGACGTTGTTAAAGTGTGGGATGACTTAGAGGCTTACCACGATTGGTGCCGTATTGAATTAAGAGAGTTCAATCCTGCAGAACTTTATAAAAAAGATGCACCTAACTACAGCGCATATCTAGCAAGTAAGCGTCCACGCAAACCGTATCAAGGAAAAAACCCACGCTGGGACAACAATGGAAGACGCAATGAGCAACGTTTTTCTCATTGATCTAGAAGCAGTAGAAACAAGGTACACGGGGCAATGGAAGTCCCATGTGCCTTCTTTACTTAAAAAGGCAGGACACAATGTTCAAGTTATCGCTGGCCCTGAAGATATTCCTAGTGCTACCACTCCAGGCGCTTTTCTTAACTTTGGTGGCACTAATATCTATAAGTCTTGTCAAGTTGAACAATTTAGTCGTTTATTTTGCGCTGGACGCATTCAAGCTGGCGACCATTTTATTTTTACTGATGCTTGGCACCCGGGCATTATAAATCTAAAGTATATGAGCGAGCTTCTTAATATACCTGTTAAGATTCACGCACTATGGCATGCCGGCAGTTATGATCCGCATGACTTTCTAGGTAGACTAATTGGTAAAGCAAGATGGGTAAGAAATGCTGAAAAGAGTTTCTTCCATGCAATAGACTATAACTACTTTGCTACTGATTTCCATATTGACATGTTTATAAAAAACTTGTTAGAAGATGGATACCCTAGTGAAAATCCTTGGTACGAAGAAGATGTTAAAGATCTTCTAGACAGTGGTAAAGTTATTCGCACAGGGTGGCCTATGGAATATATGGAAGATGTTTTGGTACAATATCAAAATATGTCAAAACGTGATCTCATTCTATTTCCTCATCGCATCGCACCAGAAAAACAAGTTGAGATTTTTCGTGATTTAAAAGAACATTTACCACAATATGAGTTCGTTGTCTGTCAAGATCAACAATTAACAAAAAATGAGTATCATAATTTATTAGGTGAAGCCAAACTTGTATTCAGTGCAAACTTACAAGAAACATTGGGCATTAGTTGTTATGAGGGTGCTGTTGTAGATGCTATCCCTATGGTGCCAGATAGATTAAGTTACACAGAGATGTATTACGATATATTCAAATATCCTAGTAAGTGGACTGAAAGTTATGAATCTTACACTGTACATCGACCAGACCTCTGCAAAAAAATTATAGAGCATATGGAAAATTACAGCACTAGAATACCTATGTTAAGAAAACAAAAGGATCAATTACGTGACCAATTCTTCAGCGCAAACAACTTACTACTACACCTTAGAGGGTGATGTTGTTACTAGTTCTAGTGACAATAATATTTACATAGGTAGTACCACAGATATGTCTGAATATTGTCTTACCAATTCAGATACTATCACTTTAGATATAAACAATATGGCAGCGGCGCAGACCGTAACCCTAACATCTAGTGGGTTAGATACTATAACCTTTGATGGCACAATTATTACGAGCAACAATTGGAACTGGATTTCTAACATTCCTTTTGAAAATGGTTTTCCTGATTGGGACGACTTTCAAAAGATGTGCGAAGAATACCCAGGTCTAGAACAAGCATATGAAAAACTGAAAACGTTTTATAATCTGTGTAGAGATGAATGGGAATTTAAAAAGAAAGGCCTAAAATGATTAAGTCGTTTTTAAATTGGTTGGATCGTATTGGTCGTAAACGTATCATCATGGATCGTATAGATAACGAGCCGTATTTGGAGAGATATTATGTATTTCTTAAAGACAGAACAAAGTTTCCATTTAATGTGTTTGTACACAAGTTTCTTAAATCAGATCCCGATGACGTGCATGATCATCCATGGCCTTACGCTACTCTAATCCTTAAAGGTGGTTATTATGAATGGACTCCGTTATTTGATGCAAATAACAACAAAATCGGAGAAGTTAGGCATTGGCGTGGGCCTGGGCATTTTCGTATTTGCAATCCTAATAGCTATCATCGCATTGAACTAAAAGAAGGTGTCACTGCTTGGACACTTTTTATGCCAGGACCGCATAAACGAGAATGGGGATTTTTAGTTAAAAATAAATGGATTCATAATGAACAATACCTACAAGACCGTAAGCACCAAAGTATCAGCACCAGCTAATTACACATTTAAGGTTTCTAATAACACATTGATAGGCAGTAGTATACCACAAGGTGGCGGTGGTGGATCAAATGGTTATTCATATGTAACAAACACTAGCGGATATACTCTTAGTCCTACTGTGGTCATTAACAATGAACCATCTAGTCTAGAAGTAAAAGGTAAAATCGTACACAATGGCAGAGATTTGGAAGAACGATTATCTGTGATTGAAAAAGTCTTGCAAATTCCTGAAAGAGATGTTATACTAGAAAAGAAATATCCAAAGCTCAAAAAAATGTATGATGAATATATTAAAGAATTAAGTAAAGTTCGCATGTGGGAATCTTTAAAAGGTGATGAATGAAAAAAGTCTACTATAGTTGGCAACAAGTTCAAGGAGCAGTTTTAGAAATTGCTAGGCAAATGGTTGACCACAATTGGCGCCCTGACTATATTGTAGGTATTACACGCGGTGGCCTTGTCCCTGCTAACTTGCTGAGTCAATATACTGGCATACCTATGCACACGTTAAGTGTTAGTTTACGTGATGGCAGCGGTGGTGAAAGCAATTTATGGATGGCTGAAGATGCTTTTGGCTACATTCCCTATGATGAACAGAAAGCCAATGGCGGTCATAGACATCTAGAAAAATTTAAAAAGAAGATACTTGTTGTAGACGATATTAATGATAGCGGTGCCACAATTAATTGGATTAAAGCTGACTGGGCCAGTGGTTGTTTGCCTGACAATCCAGATTGGAAACATATTTGGGGTGACAATGTTCGTTTTGCTGTGCTAACACATAATCAATCCAGCGAATTTAAAGACCCAGATTATTATGCGTGGACTGTGAACAAAGCTGAAGAAGATTGTTGGTTAGTTTATCCTTGGGAAGAGTTTTGGCTATGATGCCGTTACGAGACGATCTAATGGTTCAGCAACAGATAAAAAACTCATGGGAACACATGATTGGTGTTATCATGCTAAATCAAACGGGACGTAAGTCTGTAAAAACTGTGCTGCCTAAATTTTTAGATATTTGGCCTACTCCTGAAGATTTTTTATCTGCACATCACATGACTGTAAAAAAAGTTATACGTCCTTTAGGTATGGTGAATGTGAGATATAAAAGACTAAAACAAATGACTAAAGATTATATTACTTGGGATGGCGTAGATGCTACTGATCTTTATGGTATTGGCAAATACGGCAGCGACAGTTATGAAATTTTCTTCAAAGGAAATTACAATGTAATACCCACAGACAAAGAATTAAAAAGGTATTTGGGGGAAGAAATTGATTACTGACTTAGAAAGGGCATTAAATGAAAAAAGAGCACCTTGGACTGAGATTGAATATAGAACAAACACCTTCTGGGTATTCAGAGACAAATACCCGGTCACAGAAGGACATTTGCTATTTGTGCCTACCCAAGAAAAGTTCGATAACATCATGGAATGCTACAAAGCCGCATACAAATTTGGAGCAGACGGCCTGGTTACTGAAAAATGGGACGGGTTCAATGTTGGTCAAAACTGCGGGGAAAGTGCCGGACAAACAGTAATGTATCCACACATACATATGATACCTAGACGTAAAGGTGATATGGAGGATCCCAGAGGCGGGGTTCGCCACGTAATTCCAGAAAAAGGAAACTATAAAAAATGAGACAACAAATCGTCCAAGCACTGGTTCAACATTTTGAATCACATATTGTTAAACACAAAATGAATGTAGAAGTTATGTTAAGCAACCCCATGGCCATTCACGATCATACCGATTTGATGGGTGCTATCGAAAAAGAAGTAGCGCAAATTGCCGAATACATGGACAAATTAGAAGTAATGGAAAAATATTTTAAGGGATAATTATGCAGGTAAGAGTAGATCAAATTAAAGAAGGTGGTGTATCTTGTGGTTGTGGTCGTAGCCCTACAGGTAAATGTATTGGTTGGCACGGGCTTACAGAAGATGACTATCTGATCAAAAAAAATGAATGGGAGTTGGACGAATATAAACGTCAAGCGCAGACAACTTGGAATGATAGTTGTACTAGCGGACGTTCTAAAAATGTTCGACCATAAAGTAAAAGTTGACTGGAATAATCAAAGTGTTCCTTGGTGGAACGAGTGTTGCGCTATGGTATTAGAAGTGTTTGGTCTGCCTGGCAGACGTTACTACTATAAACCACACGAAGATTACATGGTATTTGAATTTAAATCACAAAAGGATGCTGACTTATGCCGGATTTTATTAAGCGAGCGGCTGTAATTATAACAGCAATATCAGCAGTCATGGTTTTGTTTTTTAGCAATTTTGGTGCTAGCGGTGATAGAATAATTCGCTATGATTGTAGGGACGCACATTGGATGCCGGATATTCCTGTAGAAGTAAAGCAAGAGTGCCAGCGCATAATGTATGAACGATGGAAACAGGAACAAGAAGAAAAACGATCAAGGATCTCTACATGATTTATCTGCAATTTAATATTCGAAATCCTTGGATCGATAGATTTGTCAATATAAGATGTTGGACCGGAAATACTTTTATCAAAAATAAATTTTGGGAGCTTCAAATTTACAAAAGTTCTGATATATTTGATCTGTTTATTAGATTAACACACAGACAAGATCATGCAGGAATTTATTTAGGTTTAGGAATTTTTGGATTCAATGCAGAATTTCAAATTTATGACTGTAGACACTGGAACAAAAATACCAATTCCTGGGAAAATTATTGAAACTTGACACAGGCCTAAATATATTGTACAATATAAACATAAGCGGAGATTAAAATTGACCAAAGAATTTACACCTGATCCTGTTCTTAATACAGAAATTGACACAGAGTTTAAAAAAGACCAATACGAACCTTTAGGTAAACCTGTTTACATTAAAAAAGAAACAGCCTTAGATGCAATGGCTGGTGACGGTGGCTACAAAGAAGCATATCTAGCAGATGTAATCCGTTTTAAAATGAAACGTGATAACAAACGCTTTTGGGCTGGCGATAATATTAGCGAATATATCTTAGACGAAAAGATAAAATATCAACTAATCGACGAAGCAACCGAAGCATTTGAACTAGTGCTCGATCGTTTGCTGATTGATCGTGAAAACGATCCCAATAGCAAAGGCACAGCACGACGCCTTGCTAAAATGTATTTTAATGAAATAATGGCAGGACGATATGAACCAGCACCAGACGCAACAGCATTTCCAAACGACTCGCAGGACCGTTACGAAGGTATGCTGGTTGTTCGCAGTGAGCTTCGCAGTATGTGTAGCCATCATCATCAACCCGTTAGTGGCGTTGCTTATATTGGTATTATTGCCGCTGAGAAACTTATTGGACTCTCTAAGTACACAAGAATCGCACAGTGGTGTGCAAGACGTGGAACTCTCCAGGAGGAACTTGCTAATGACATTGCTAGGGAAATTGCCAAAGCAACCGGTGCAAAAGATTTAGGAGTTTATATTCAAGCTACACATGGCTGTTGTGAGAATCGAGGCATTATGGCGCATAGTAGTCTTACACAAACAACAGTACTTACAGGTTCATTTAAAACTGACCCTGGTGCAAAAAAAGAGTTCTTTGATAACATTAAACTACAACAGGAGTTTGCCCCAAGATGAACTCAGTAAACATGGCTAACGATTTAATTAATCGTGCAAAAAATTTAAAAAAGTTTGAAGTAAAACGTATACTAGAAGGTGGTATACCTTTTAATGGCCCCATCCCATTTGATATTAAAGGTCGTGATGACTGTTTTTGGATCTATGCTTACGCTGTTACACAGGAAGAAGCAGAATCAAAAGTCGATACTTGGTTAAAGGAATTACTATGAAATGGTTTGATAAGTGGTTTTATAAACAGGCAAAAAGAGTTTGGGAAAATAAAGATAGATATGAATGTGATGAACCAGTACCAATGGGAAAATTAAGTATGGCAATTGGACAAACAGCAATGGTTGAGCGTGGTCGCCCTGAAGGCGAAGGTCGTATTAGTTTTGAATTGAGTACGGCTGTTGGTGGAAAGATTTTAAATGTTCGACGCTATGACGATCGTAAAGATACTCATAATACTCAAACATATGTTATTCCCAACGGTGAAGACGTTGGTGAGCGTGTGGCAAAAATTATTAACTTAGAACAATTTAGAAACTAGTATGAAGAATACAAATTTGTTGTGTAAGGACTGCAAACATAGTTTTCAACTATGGTATGATAAACTTTTCATGAACGCTAAGAGATACACACTTAGATGTAAACTCAATTACAAAGATTCTGAATCAGATGATGATGTAGTTATTGGTCCAAAAATTAAACCAGCAAAATATGAGCTATGCAGTATCACAAGGTTTAGCAGCGAACCTTGTGGCCCAGAGGGTAAGCTATGGCACCCTAAAAATGAAAAACAAATGTTTCTAACTTGGATTAAAAATATATCATGAAAGCTCAAATACCCGCCGAAGGCATACTAAAAAGAAATGATTGGGGTGACACAAAACTGTATCAAGTTGTATGCGAATGTGGTGATGACCAGCATGATCATCAACTATGGGTAGAAGCCGAAGATTCCTTCGTATCTGTTACAATATATAACACTGTCAAAAGCGATTTCTGGAGTAAAACACGATTTAGACAAATATGGGATCTGTTAACAAAAGGTTATGTTAAATACGAGTCTTCGTTAATCATGAGGGAGCAAGAAGCGTTAAACTACGCTGAAACATTAAAGATTGCTATAAATGATTGCAAAGAATTTCGTAAACAAAGGAGCGTTCGTAATGACACTAAGCCATAACTATAAAGTTAGGGGGCTACAAATCATAAATCACATATTGTTAGTCATCGGTCTAGCATATGTGATTCATACTGGTAACTATGATATGTTAGTCATATCCTTAGTTTCCTATGTTATAACAGGCATGTTAGGTGTTAATATTGGTTTGCATCGATTGTTAAGCCATAGAAGTTTTAAAACACATTCAGTTATTGAAAAAATACTTAGTTTGGTTAGTGTAGTCACAACCATAGGGAGTCCATTAGCTTGGGTAGCCGTACATCGACAACATCACAGATCTGTTGAAACAACAAATGATCCCCATAGCCCCTATGTTGATGGCAGATATAATTTTAAAAGAGCTTTTAAAGTTTGGTTCGGACTTTGGGAAGTAACTAATATAAGTCCAAAAATAGTAAGAGATTTAAGACAAAGCGAATTTCAAAAATGGGTACATAAAAACTATCTTGCATTAATTGTAGGATACAATCTCATTTTGGCTGCAATTAATCCTTGGTTAATTATTTTCGTTTATGCCATACCGGCCTGCTTGTGTTTACATTCAACAAGTAGTATAATTGTTATTGCACACAAACATGGATATAAAAATTATGACTTGGGGCGAGATCAATCACGTAATAGTTGGATCGCACATTTGATGAGTTTAGGTGAAGGGTGGCACAATAATCATCATGCTAAAGCCTGGGCTTGGAAGCAGGGAGAAAAATGGTGGGAATTTGATCCGCCTAGTTGGGTAATAAGATTAATCAGAATAAAGGATTAAAATGGAAGATTCAAAACTTGAAGATTTGTACTACACCCTAGTAAAATTAACAGCTGAATTAGTTAATTCGGGGTATAGTGCTATGGAAATCAGTGCTGTTATGACTAGAGTTGCTCTTCAAATTTACAAAACAACTCTAAATAACGAAGATTATAACAGAATGATCGATGTCATAAGCAGTAGCAGAGACGAAATAGAAAAATTTAGTCTGGATGTACCGTTACAATAAATTTAGGCAAAAGTATGGAAAAAATTAAATTAGCAGAACTATTTTATAGTATACAAGGTGAAGGACGCTATATGGGTGTGCCTTCAGTGTTTATGCGTACCTTTGGGTGTAATTTTAAATGTGCAGGGTTTGGCATGCCAAAAGGTGAATTGACTACAGAAGTCGAACCTATTGCGGCAAATGTTCATCTTTATAAAAGTTATGAAGAACTTCCGTTAGTTAGTACAGGTTGTGATAGTTATGCTAGTTGGCACCCTGCATTTAAACACCTAAGTCCTTTTTACAGCCCAGATGAAATAGCAGAAAATATTATGAAAATTCTTCCTTACGGCCATTGGGAAGATGAACACTTGGTTATTACTGGTGGTGAACCTTTGCTTAAATGGCAAAACATTTACCCAGAATTACTAGATCATCCTAAAATGCGTGATTTAAAAGAAATTACATTTGAAACTAACGGTACTCAAAGTTTGACTCCAGAGTTTAAAAAATATTTGTTAGACTGGGGAATGGAAAATAGAGGTTATCATCGGTTAACTTTTAGTGTCAGTGCTAAACTTAGTTGTAGTGGTGAGGAAAGAAATATTGCCATAAGGCCTGATATTGTTAGAGAATATGAAGAAGTTGGATATACCTATCTAAAGTTTGTTGTGGCTACAGAAGAAGATGCTGAGGAAGCATTAGAAACTGTAGACATTTATCGAGGTGAAGGATTTAGTGGTCCTTGTTATTTGATGCCTGTAGGTGGTGTTGAAAGTGTTTATACTTTAAATAACCGCCGTGTAGCAGAATTGGCAATGAAAAACAGTCTTCGGTATAGTGATCGATTGCAAGTACCATTATTTAAAAACGAGTGGGGAACTTAATGAAAAAAATTATAGACAAAATTTTTGGTCTTGAAAAGTTAAAAGCAGAAAAAGAATTATTACAAGAAGCTCGAGACAAAGCAGTAGCCGAAACAGTAAGAGCACAAAAAGAAGCAGAACTTGCCAAAATGACTCCAAAAGAGCGTGCTACTGCTCGAGAAGAACCATACGTTGCCGTTTTGGACACGCATGTCAATAAAGAAAATGTAAGAAATGGCTTTTTTGAGCTTGACTGGAATGAGTATTTCATAGTACAATTAAGACAAGCTGGATATGGTTATGAGGGTGATAAAGAAGAAGAAATAGTAGATCGCTGGTTTAGAGATCTTGCTCGTAACGTATTAGCCGAGGAAGGCCAGGATGTATCACGTGGTGCTGGCTATATTAATGTTAACAAACTTGCAGATGGCAAAGCTGAGGTAAAATGACATACATTTTGGTGGATACCGCCAATACATTCTTTCGTGCTAGACACGTCATTAACGGCAGTGCTGATATTAAACTTGGCATGGCTTTTCATATTACTCTAAACAGCATTAAAAAAGCATGGACTGACTTTAACGGCAGTCATGTTGTATTCTGCCTTGAGGGTCGCAGTTGGCGTAAAGACCACTATGCTCCTTACAAACGCAATCGTGCAGAAGCTCGTGCCGCACATACTGAAAAAGAAGCAGAAGAAGAAAAAGTATTTTGGGAAGCATTTGATACTTTTAAAGAATTTATTACTACCAAAACAAATTGCACGGTATTACACAATCCAACATTAGAAGCAGACGATCTTATTGCGGGATTTATACAAACACACCCAAATGATGACCATGTAATAATTAGCACAGACAGCGACTTTGTGCAACTTATAGCATCCAATGTCAAACAATATAATGGTGTGTTAGAAACTACTATCACACATGAAGGTATTTTAGACAAAAAGGGCAAACGTGTTGTAGATAAAAAAACAGGCCAAGCAAAGGATATTCCTAATCCAGAATGGTTGTTGTTTGAGAAGTGTATGCGTGGAGATCCCACAGACAATGTGTTTAGTGCTTTTCCAAAAGTTCGTAAAAATAAACTCGAAGAAGCATTTGAAGATCGCAGTAAAAGGGGATTCGCGTGGAACAATCTCATGCTTCAGCGTTGGGTTGATCACAATGGTGAAGAACATCGTGTATTAGATGATTATGAACGTAATCGTAGACTTATTGACTTAAATTATCAACCCGAACATATTAGAACATCAATTGTTGAAACTATTAAATCTAATGCTGTTCCTAAAAACATTAATCAAGTAGGTATTAGACTTTTAAAATTTTGTAACTTGTATGATTTAAAGAAAATTTCAGATAGTATACAACTTTACTCAGAACCTTTTCAGGCAAATTATCCAGGAAAATAACATGGCTACTACACAAGAAAAAGAAAAACTTATAGAAGTATTAAAATTTACCCCGTGTACTTACACCATTCAGATGTGGGGATATGGAGGTGAATATGTTATGGGCACTGTAGAACGTACAATTTACGACTATTTTAAACGCCGTCGTTTAAGTCTCAGTGACTATGCATGGGGCAGTGATTATGCTGAAGAAAATAACATTCCAGAAGAAATGCAGCCATTTCCACCAGGTAGTTGGTATGAATGCGATGACATGGCGCATATCAGTGGAGTTGATCGTAACGCTGGTACTTTACAAATTTGTGACGAAAACGGTAATACTGTATATGAACGCAGTTTAGAGGATATTGACGGTTATAGTGATGACAGTCCAGAAATTGGTGGTGGGGACGAAGTATGGATTGATAGCAAGGATCCGGGAACTGTAGTATTTGTTGGTGTTAGCAGTGAAAAAGGAACATTCTTTGAAGGCGAAATTGAATTGAAAGAACCTTTTGATATTACCAAACTATCTATTAGTTATGATGAAATTGACGGTAATGAAATTGTCAGCATGGTCACATACGATGGTGAAGACATTGACAATAATGGTGGAAGCACTAGCGGTAAAAGTTCAGACTTTGGATTTTATATTGCTGGCTCTCTAAAAGACGGCAAGTGGGAAATGTACAAAGACATGGATAGTATCGAGTACGAAATGACTCAGTG